TCAACCTTTGCTGGATATTTTTTCTATTCTATCCACTCTGAAAATTACATTTAACATCGAACCATTATCCCATTTTACTAGGATTGATCCAATGGCATCCACCCCATAAACTGTGCCTAAAGTTCCAACTGGAGGTGCTTGGTCATCTTCCATTTGGATTAGTTTTACTCTTGTACCTACTGGATACGTCTCTTTTAATTTTTCTATAATTTCCCTTGAAATCATCTAATCACCTCACATACATATATCACTCGATCTATGATTTATATCAAGACAGATTAAAAACATCTTCATACTTATACTCTTTTCCATCCCTTAATAAGTTTATTTCTTCATCACTCCCCACTAAATTCAAATATCTTTTTACTGCTACATCGACAAATTTAGGTTCTATTTCTATTCCATAGCAGATTCGATTAAGCTCCTCACAGGCAATCAGAGTCGATGCACTTCCTAAAAATCCATCAAGGACTAAGCCATTCGTTTGTGTAGATTGTTTAATTAGGTAGGCAATGAGAGGTACTGGTTTTGATGATGGATGACCACATCCTTCTTTTTCTGAATCTTTAATTCCATCGAATTCAAAGACTGCTGTTTGTTTTTGATCTCCATACCAGTTATGCTTTCCATCTTTTCTCCAACCAAAAATAATAGGCTCCATATTAAATTTCCAATCTGTCCTCATAAAAGGAGCTCTAGGCTTTTTCCAAATAAGTCCTGCACCAACTTTAAAACCTGCATCTTCAAAGGCATCATAGAATACTCTCGCTTTCATTGTTGCATAGAATTCATAAATAGATGCATCTTTGGCCATTGCCTCTTTAAAATTTGTGAAGACCTTCATTAAAAATTCATAGGCTTCCTCATCATTAAGATTGTCATTTTTGATTGTTCCCGATTTGTTTTTCAAATCTACAAAATAGGGTGCATCGGTACAGACCAGATTAACCTTTGTATCATTTAATAACTTTTCAAAAGTCTCCCATTGAGTAGAATCACCGCAAATAACTTTATGACTACCTAAAGTCCAAATATCTCCAGTCTTTGAAAAAGTAGGCTTTTTTAGTTCTTCTTCAACATCAAAGTCATCTTCTTCAGCCTCTACACCAAGGTCAAAAATATTAGATAGTTCATCTGGTGAAAACCCAGTAAGTTCTACATTAAAACCATAATCTTCCAGGGACTCAATTTCTACTCTTAGTAGTTCTTCATCCCAACCAGCATCAAGACTTAGCTTATTATCAGCAAGTACATATGCTTTTCTTTGTGCCTCTGTAAGATAATTTTCTAATATGCAAGGTACTTTTTTAAGTCCAAGTTTCTTAGCTGCAAGAAGTCTGCAATGCCCAGCTGTGATTACATTGTCATCTGAAATTAGGATTGGGTTTAAAAATCCAAATTCCTTTATAGATGCAGCTACCTTATTTATTTGTTCATCAGTATGTGTTCTAGCATTATTAATATATGGGATGAGTTCATCTACATTTTTTAATTCATATTGTAATAGTCCTTCTTTCATCAGATGAGCCCCCACTTTGCAAATTCCTCAAAACCACCAATAGATTTTACATAGTCTTTGGCAATTTCTACTATTTCTTCATAGGCTTTACCACCAACAAATTCATCTCCAATGGCACAGGATAATTCAATCTCTCTATTTTCTTTTTGTGCTTTTAGGTGGGCGTAGATATTGACCGATACATCTGCCTTAGATAGGTCTTTACCATGTAGTCCACCACCAGTTACAGCTCGACCCATATCTGAACCTAGCTTTCTATTGGTTGCTCCAGTATCAACATTAAACCCTCCAGTCCAATCTCCCAATGGATTTACTATTGCTCTTGGATAAATTGATGTTAAAATTTCTGTAGATACATTTGACTGGCAGATGATGAGTTTATCTTTATCAAGGATGTATTTCCCATCGTAGGGATAATTAGAATAGATTTCACGAGCAATTATAGATAGTTTCTTTTCTTCTTCAGATGTAGGAACTCCTTTAAATATTCCATTATCCCCACATCTAAGCTTTTCTTTTTGATTGTTCGATAGGTGAATGTCTTGCTCTACAATTTTTACATTGGCTTTTACTTCTCCTGCTATTCTATTAATAGCTGATTTGATTTCTTCAACATCTAACTTGCAGTCCGTTTCAATAATCACATGACAATCACCATGACCAAGCAAAACCTCGACTGCAATTTTAGGGTTCTCCTTTTCTTTATATGCTAAATCTACAATTGCACCTGCAATACAATCTGCCTGTTTGTCAGGGTGCTTTGGATTTACTTTTTCAAACAATATAATTACCTCACTTTCTGCTTCTAAGTAATTTTTCCATCATATCTTCTCCATAGTCTTCATAAACTTCCGTGCAGTTTTCTTTAACTATGTCATAAATCTCATACCATAAAAGATTTGCTGTCTTTTGAAATTGTGAAGACATCTGTACAAATGGAGATGCAATAACTCCTCCAGTAGTAGGATGCTTTCCTAATAGTCCAAATTGACTTATTGCCTCTTCACATTGAATGTATCTTGCAAAAGCCTGAGAGTAGGATTCTAATAATCTTGGATTTACTAAGTTTCCACAGTTTCTCTGCTTTAACCAACCCCATGTCTCTTTATATATTTCATCAGCACCGAGTGGTATTCCATTCTTTTGCTTTGCAGATAGATAGTCACTAGGTGTTGGCATATCTGTTCCATCAAGAACTGCTCCATCTGGTAAGTCAACTGCATCTATTTCTTCTGGAGTGAATGTAGGAATATCGTTCATTAAAATTTCTACCTTTTTACCTTTTTCTATTTTTTCAGCAGCAGGCTGTGGTTTCCCTCCTGCTTTTACTCTTCTTCCACCTCTGTATGTTCCGTCCTTAGCGATAGTATCACCTCCTAATTCATCATCTTCTTTAATAGGGCCTTTGAACCTGTTTTTTTGTGCGTGAGAGGGCGGCACCGTTGGTATGGGGTTCAGTCGTAGAGATTAAGACTCCCCCTCCCCACGAAAAACTATCCCCCAAATCGATCCCCACTCTTGGCATGAATCTTTGAGTGGCATGATTTACAAAGACTCATAAGGTTGTCTTCATCATTGGTTCCACCACGAGAAAGAGGAAGTATGTGATGTACTTCCTCTACCTTTGTCATTCTATTTTCTTTTAAACACATCTCACATAACGGGTGCTCTGATACATATCTTTTTCTAATAACTCTCCATGCTTTTCCATATCGCTTATGAGTTTTAGGATCACGTTTATATTTTTCATAGTTTTTGTTGTATTCTTTCTCATGTTTCTTGCAGAATCGTCCATCAACCAACACTGGACACCCTGGATAAGAACATGGTCTCTTAGGTTTTCTTGGCACTTTATCACTCCATAAAGAAAGCCCTGAAGATTAAATCTCCAAGGCTCTTTTAATTATTCTTTTTCTATTTTAATGATACTACATTTTTCTACTCTTATTCTATCAACTTTACTACATAGCCTTAATTGGAATTGAAATTTTTCCTAAAGCGTTTCTATGCACATTAAAACAGTACTGAATTGAGTAGTTCATATCTACTGCAATCTGTTCCCAAGAATTAAAGCATAAATATCTCTTTTCAAGAACTGTTTGTTCCTCTTTATCTTTTAATGAATAAATAGAATTTGCTATCTCTTTCTTCAAATCCACCAAATTATCTATATCCTTATTGATTTCTTCTTGAAGTTCTACAATCTTAATTATAGTATCCTCAAGTTTAGATGTTCCTCTATTGGAACTCTTTGGCATATCTGATAAAGTTGATGTTGCTTTAGTAGCAAGTGCATTTAAACTTTCAACTTGCTCCAGCTTGCTATTAATTCTTTTGTCTAAATAAAAAGCTTGTTTTAAATATTCTTTTGCATTCATTTCTTACCTCCATAAGTTTTGAGGTAAGTTCTCTATAGAACCTCTACTCATTTTAGATTTGCTTTTACTGCATCTATGAGTGCAGCTTGTGTTTTATTCTTATTTTCTAATGCTTTCATAACATCTTCATCAATGGTTCCTTTTGCTAATATATGATGAATCACAACTGTTTCTTTCTGACCCTGCCTATAAAGTCTGGCATTAGTTTGCTCATAAAGTTCTAAGGACCAAGTAAGAGAAAACCAAATAAGTGTTGAACCTCCAGCTTGTAGGTTAAGTCCATGACCAGCAGATGCAGGATGAATAATGGCAACTGGAATTTTACCTTGATTCCATTCTTTAAAGTCCCCACTTGTCTTAAGTTCTTTTACATCAAACTTATCTTTTATTCTTTTTAAATCTGACTTATACCAATATGCTATAAGAACAGGTTTACCATTTGCTCCTTCTATCAAATCTTCCAAAGCATCAATCTTTCTATCGTGAATATGAATACTTTCCTTATCATCGTTATAGACAGCTCCACTTGCCATTTGGAGAAGTTTATTTGAAAGCGTTGCAGCATTTACAGCATCAATTTCTTCATCTTCAAGTTTCAAAACCATATCAGCTTTTAAGCTATCGTATAAGTTTCTTTCTTTTTCAGATAGGTAAACTTCAACTTCGTTTAATATACACTTTGGCATTTTAAGAAAGTCTTTTGACTTCATAGAAATCGTGATATCAGATATTAAACTATATATCTGTTTCTCTGCTCCATCTTTTGGTTTATATGAAAATATGATTTGCTGATTTCTTTTATCTGGTATAAAAAAATTCTGCCTATAATGAGTAATATACCTTCCAAGCCTTTCTCCCATATCAAGTAGTCTAAACTCTGCCCACAAATCCATAAGTCCATTACTGCTCGGTGTTCCTGTAAGTCCTACGATTCTCTTTACCTTTGGTCTTACTTTAAGAAGTGATTTGAACCTTTTTGCCTGATAACTTTTGAAAGATGATAGTTCATCAATTACCACCATATCAAAGAACCACTTAAAGCCACTTTTTGTAATAAGCCAATCTACATTTTCACGGTTAATAATATAAATGTGTGCAAGCTTATTTAGAGCATCTAACCTTTCTTTTTCACTTCCTGTTACCACAGAATAGCTAAGATATTTTAGATGATCCCACTTTTCAATTTCATCTGGCCAAGTGTTATTGGCTACCCTAAGAGGTGCAATTACAAGTGTTCTTGATACATCAAAGTAATCTAGCATAAGTTCATTTATTGCACTAAGGCTTATGACACTTTTCCCAAGTCCCATCTCAAGTAAGACTGCTGAGATTTTATGACTTACAATAAAGTCCGTTGCATACCTTTGATAATCATGAGGATAGTATTTCATCAATAACACCTCCAATTTGCTCTTTACCATCAATCATAAATGACCTAAAACCTAACTGCCTAAAATCAGCCATTCTTTTTAACTGAAGAGGTCTTGGCTTTTTACCTTTTGCCTTAAGTTCTACAAAGGCAAACTTCCCATCTGATAAAAATACCATTCTATCTGGAAGTCCATCCATACTTGGACTTGTAAGTTTTATGCAAAAGCCTCCCAATGCTTTAACCTCTTTTACTAAAGCTTTTTCTATTTCTTTTTCTAACATGAAAACCTCCATTTTTAGTAGAGGTGCAGGGATATGCAGGATATTTTCCTATATTAATATATATACTAATTTTTTACCTATATAGACAATAATAGTAAATACCCTTCACCCACCTGCACCTTTTAATCTTCAAACTCGGATTTAAGACGAATGCCAAATACAATTATGCCTTTTTTTGTCTTTTTCTTGTTGAATCCTTCAAGCTCTAATACAGAATAGAAATCGGCTGCACTTCTGGTAAATTCACCTGTTCTAAGACAATATGCTCGATAAGCGGTATATAGCTCACCACTTTTCTCTGTAAAAGCACTGTCAATTTCACAGCATTCATCTAAGAAATGATTCATCCAGTCATTATTTTCTCTATATGCTTTTATGGCATCTTCTACTCTTCTTGGTGGATTAATATGATATTCGTCTGCAATTACTTGCTTTGCTCCCTCTATAATCCAAGAAAGAATCGCACCACCAGCATTTTCATATAGATACTCTGTAAAATTCTTTATATCGTTTTGGCCTTCAATCTTTGCATCAAAAGGAATGACAATTAATCTTCTCCAGGTTCCTTTATCAACAGCTCCTACTCGTGGCAGGTGATTAGTGTATAAAACTAGGGTATGACTTGGCACATAACTAAACGGAGATTTAAACTTCTTTTCTGCAAAGATTTCATCAGTAGAGCAAAGCTGCTTTACATTTGATGTATTCATTCGCATACCCTCTTCAAGTTCAGCAGCAATAAGCAGTCTTTTACCCTTTGCCTCAGCAAGTTCTGGTTTTACATTTCTTCTGCATCCAACAGTTAACATATCTGCAGACATATTCCCACTATATGTTCCAAGCACCTTTGATACTACATTCCAAAAAGTAGACTTACCATTTCTTCCCTCACCATATGCGATAATAAGAGCCTCAACATAAACCTTTCCTATTGACGCAAGTCCCACTATTTTTTGAACATAGGAAATAAGGGCATCATCATTTACAAAGAAAGTGTTAAGTGCATCATCCCAGATTTCTTTACCATCTTCACTAGGTGATACAGTTGTTTGTTTTGTAATATAGTCAGATGCCTTGTGATTATTTTTACTACCAGTTACAAGATTTATAGTTTCAAATGGTGTATTTAATAGAAATTCATCTGCATCAAGCATCGACTGTTCGATTTGAACCATAGGCCTTACTTCCTTAAGTGCAGCAGAGATATATTTTGTATCTCTTCTTTTAATTGCATACTTACGATAGGTTTCAGCCTGCTCATATTTTTCAAAAGACCTTGCTTGTTCTCTATTAAACTGGGCACTTGCTTTCTTTGGACCCATTGCAGCAATAAGTGCCCATGCGCCATTTTTGTTCATCTCAGCTACCATCTTTTGTATTTCAATTTCTGCCTCTTCTAGCTGTCTTGCTGTCAGCTCTTGTGCTATTGCTTGAGCATTAGGCTGTGATTCTTCCCAAAAGCATCCATTATATACAAGAAAATCTGTTGCAGGAGAATAACGGAGTTTATCCCCATACTCCCTTGCTAAAATTATCGCTTGACCAACATCTGAAAAATCTTCTGGCATAAGCTGAAGTTCAAGATTGTACTGCTCCGGTGGTATATATCCTTCTTGGTTTGAAACCTTATCTCCGAATTTTTTAGCACTGTTCCATATAGTTGATAGTTCTTCATCAGATAGGGGAGGATCACATCTAGTTGCTTGTTCTAAAAATTTCTCATATGCCTGATCACTTGCCCCGAACCTTTTTATTAGCTTGCCAGCAATATGGCTCATAGTGTTATTTCTATTGCCACTTTCTATTTTCTTTTCATCCAGTTTTGCAAATTCATCTTCTTGTAGAAATTCAATAATTGAAAACTCGCCATCATAAAGTTCTACTTCCGGATTTGGAATGCCATAAATAAATCTGGCAGCATCCAAAGCATTATCATCAAAATATGAAAACTCTTTAAAAAGTTGTTCTTTGTAACTTGAATATTCTCCAGCATCATTTATTTCTTCAATTGGAAAATAGATATGAAATCTTGGTCTTGCTGACTTATTTCCTTTTACCTTCATATGGTTTCTGCTATATGATGCAAAAAAGCATACTCCTGGAAAGGCTAATGCCACATCAAAAGGTGTCACCCAGTCTTTTTCATCATCTGAGTGATCATTATCACAGTCCATAGGTATGCAATTAGAAGTTATGAACTTATCTTTACTTCTATAACTGCCTTGAAACTCTGCTGTAACATGGTCAAAAGAGATAGCTTTTATAAAGCTATCCCTATCAACAACTGTTACCATATTAGGATAAAGGCAGTTATTCTTATTTCCGATGCAAGTAGCATCATAACAATTAAAATTTAGCATTTGTCTTAACCTCCAAACCCTCACTTGTAAAATACTTAATAACCTGTTTTCTTTTTTCAGCAATTTCAATTTCTCTTTTCATGCCTTCAGTCATTTGACTGCCAAACACCCATACTTCCTGGCATTTACCAAGAAGTATGATATCCATAAAAAGTGCATCCTTTCTTTGTTCTAAATCTCTATCATCCATAAAGGGAAACAATAGATGTGGAGTTACAGGAATTGCATCATTCTTGTATGCCAACTCTGCATAGTGAATTGCTTTCTTAATGCTTAAATCTTTATCACCACTATATGGAGCGCAGATATATGCAAGTGGTCTAAAGTTTGGATTTTCAAGGTGTTTCTTATATGTCTTACTCATGGTCTGCCTCCTGTTCAATAAGTGGATAGATTCCGTTTTGTTTCATTAGGTCATAGATAAATAGTCTTCCCTTTTGAGTCCAGTAAGTATGAACCTTAGAATGATTTGCTCCATCTGTTCCAAGATAGTTATGAGTCTTAGTACTGGTATAACCTTCCTCTGCATACTTTTGATACAATAGCCAAATATCTGACTGCTTGAATTGAACTCCCAAATCATGTAAGAAATTATTCATCCATTGAGCAGATTTCCCATAGTCTTTTGCTATTGCTCTCATTGAAAGAAGATCCTTACAGTTAAGGACAACATCGTAATAACTAACCTTTGGTTTCATCTCTGCAATTTGTTGCGACTGAAGTGCTACTGTATTTAGAAGTTTCAAGTTTTCCTTTTCAACAACCGCCAGTTTTTTATTGGCAAATTGTAAGGCTCTAGCCATTACTGCTTCCGGAGAGTTCCATTGCTCTTCAATTTGAATGAAATACTTTCTAAACATTTGACCCAATTCAGTTCTTTGAATCATACATAACTGTTTAGCCATATCGATTGTCAGCTGATGATTCGTAGCTGGTCTTCCTCCAGTACTTTCGCTCAAAATTGAGCAAAAGTCCTTTCCTTCTTCAAATCCATACTCACACATTCTAGGAAACCAATCCTTGTAGGCTGTTTTAATCTGTAAAGATTCATGCAATTCTCGTCCATTTACAGTAGGACGTTCACTGTTGTAGTCAATTTTGATTAGCTCTTTCATATTAGCTACCTCCTTAAATTTCTTTGAAGGAACTACTGCCTTCTACTTGGTAGCCTTGGGAGAGTCCAAAATCTGACGCTTTTGAAAAACTTTTTTCTAAATTTTTATTCGCTCTCTTTAATTTTTGTGTAATGGAGTTGGCAAGTCTTGAAACTGCCTCGTTATATTCGTATTCAGATTCAAATGCATCACGGCTTAGCATAGATTCCGCTTTTTCATTGATTAGCATTCCACCAATTCTCACTGACATGAATAAATCAGCTACATCTGGCTTCAAAACTGAATAAACAAACTCCTTAACAGCTTCATATGTTTCCTGTCTATTCCTATTTATTTCGTCTTTAAGGAATATAGAAGGATCCACCACTTCACTCATACTTGGTTCAAAATCACCGGTTTTTTCACCATCTTCATCCTTTGTTGAAATAGCAAATCCTTTATGCCTTTCTTGCTTATGCATGACATTGTATTCTGGACGGTTGTACTCTTTATCAACCTCTTCTTGTGCTCGCTTTTCAAACTCTTCTTCTGATTCATCTGGTAATAAGTCAATATTTAACCAACCTTTGATTTCAGATAGGTTTAGTTCAAATGTTGTAAACTCTTTTTCATAACGTATTTTGATTTTCATAAAAATCCCTTTCCTTTCTGCCGATTGCAGTAAGACGAAAGGATACAAAAAGAGCCGATGCTATATGAAGCACCGACTCTCTTGCCTAAAAATAGCCATAGAAAAATAGAGGTACCTCACAAAGCACCTCACGAATAAATCCGTGAATGCCGTATGATGTATCCCATCGCCCTATAGCTAATCAGGCTCTGTGATAATTAAATTTTGTAGGCCGATTATTAATCATTCGCTACTATAAAAGAATGATTTTTTATTAGATATATTTATCCACTATGTTAAAAAAGTATTTTTGACTCAATTGCACTATTTTAACTCTATTTACAATAAAATCAGTGAAATCGCATTAATGGTGTGATATAATATACATAAGTAAAAAATCCCTAGAGATATCTCTCTAAGGATTAGTCTATAGTTAATAATGTTTCTTTAAATAGTTAACAAAGTTACTATGGTTAATATCGTTTCAGAATTATATTGGGAGGTGTTGCAATGGCAAACTCTAATCCTCCACGCCTTTGTGGAGGTACATTTTTATCTTTAATTTTAGAGGCAAGAAAACAAAGGACTGCGCCTAGAGAAATGATCAAAGGCTCCTCTGACGGACTTTCTGATAAAGAAATTTTTTCAGGTTTAATAAGAGTAGCATTTCCTACTTTTGAGGCTCCTGCTACTGACTCTTTCAAAACCGTAACATCAAGGTATAAGTCATGTGAATCCTCAAGTAGCACTTATTTACCATTCCAAAAGGGAGAATTTATAAATAACTTCAATATAGAACTAACAACAAATTACTTTGCTGTTTCAAATAGAATGCATGATTTTGTAACAAAATATTTAGATACAGATAACTATGCTTCTTGGTTGGCCTCTGCTTTTTTGGAGCTGATTGAATTGGATGATTCGATAAATAATGATTTATTTTTCATTGAGGATGGAAATCAGCCTGTTGAAAAAAACTTTCTGGGTTCAATTGAAGAAGTAAATCTTTCAACGTTCTTACTTGGAATTTGGCATTTTATCATTTTAAATCGTCAGGATAATACCATAGGGAAAAATACTATAAAGGCCTGGTTTCAGCAACCAAATGGTAAAAACTCAAAGAAAATTTTCAAATCTAATATTGGCAGAAATAAGAACATCAATGTTGATTTAACTTTTGAGAAAATAGATTTATCAAATTACCAGTTAGTTGAACCAAGCATTTCAAAGATTTCTCTTAATGAAACAGGTAGCTTTGTTGAAAACACAGATTCCTCAGTACAGAATCCAATCACTGTTTATCTAAATAATATCTTTTCAAAATACAATAAAATGAAAACACTGATTTATTCAGACGAACCAAAGCCTTTTTATGATTTCTATGAATGTAACGATATTGAACAAAGAATCCATATCAAAAAATACACTTATAGAACAAAAATAATAAGTAATGCAACAGCCTCTGATCTACAGAAATGTTCCGACTTTATTTTAATTTCTGGTACCGGTGGATTAGGCAAGTCAATGATGATGCGTCATCTACTATTAGAATCTGCAACTAACTATAGTGAAAACAAAAAACTTCCTATTTTCGTACAGTTAAAAGACTATAATAATGGCTATGAAAATATACTAAGCTTTATATTTGAAAAATTTGAACAGTTGGGTAACGGTTTAAAAATGGATTTGTTACTTGAAGAATTGAACGCAGGCCGATGTATCTTATTATTCGATGGTCTTGACGAAATAAATTCTACTGATAGAAAAAAGTTCGAACAAGATCTAGAGTATTTTACTGATAAATACAAAGATAATATGTTCATCATTTCATCTAGACCTACAGGAATGTTTGTTTCATTTCAAAGGTTTACCGAACTTAAACTCAGACCTTTTAACATTACTCAAGCCTTGAGTCTAATTGATAAACTCGACTTTAGACCAGATGAACCTAACATCAAAACATCATTTAGAAGTGAACTTGAAAATACATTGTATCGAACTCACCGTGAATTTACGCAAAACCCACTACTTTTAACAATTATGTTAATGACATATGAGCAATTTGCAGAAATCCCATCAAAAATGCATATTTTTTATAGGGAAGCCTATCAGGCACTATCTCAAAAACATGACGCCAGTAAAGGCGCCTATAAGCGCACACTAAAAACTGGAATCAGTGCAGATAGATTCTCTGATTACTTCGCAGAATTCTGTGCCAGAAGTTATCGAGATGAAAAATTTGAATTCACAGAACTGGAGTTTGAGAAGTATTTCAAAGATCTAAATGAAAAGAAAAAAGATATGGCTATATCGTCTTATCAAGATTTTCTAGATGATTTAACTGGCAGTATGTGTTTAATGTACTACGAAAGTGGTAGATACCATTTTACCCATCGCTCTTTCCAAGAATATTTTTGTGCCTTATACTTTTCAAAGCAAAAGGATAAACACCTTTTTAATATCTCTAAGTTTTTTGAGAATAAAAGGTCTCGAAATTATGGCGATATCACTTTCAATATGCTTTACGATATGATATCCGATAAAATGGATGAGTATGTGTTCCTACCATATTTAACGCATTTATTAAATAAATGCGATGTGGAAAATGGCTATTTTACATTCCTTGAAGCTTTATATCCAACTATTAGATACGAAGTCGGAACTACCGGAGATTATATTTCTAACACCCCTAATTCTTTTTTATACGATTTTTTAATAAGACAAAAGAGACTCTTCGAAAATTTATACGGTTCTGAATTCCCATATTGCGAAGACTTTTTAACTACAAATTGGGTAGCCATAAATCAAGACTGGGAAAGTGATGAATATGACTTATCAGATGTCTGTGATCAGGAAGAAGTTCCCTATGAATATATAGAGGAATTTGATGACCCCGAAGTAGTTGGTTCTTCATTTGAGTTTAATATTGAGGATGTCTTGCTTAATAAAGATGATTACTACGAAATTTTCAGTGTATTGAATAGCGATGATTTTCCTCTCAAAGAGGAATATGTGAATATTAGAAATTACTATTCTGAATTAAAAGAATCACAAAATCCAACAGGGGATGATTTATTTGACCAATTTTAAGGAGTAAGCAAATGTTAAAATTAAGTTACAACAAATTATGGAAAATGCTTATAGACAGGAATATGAAGAAAAAAGATTTACAAGAAATTGCAGAAATTAGTTCATCTTCAATTTCAAAACTTAAAAAAGGATCCAACATTACTACAGATGTACTATTAAAAATATGTCACGCATTAAATTGTAAATTAGATGATATTGTAGAAATAATTGATGAAGAAAGTAAAGGAGAATAAGTTATGCCTATTTATAATAATTTTAATCAAATCATAATTGATGATGCCCGAATTGATGAAACTTGTAATGCTTATTTTAAATGGAAAGATTTGAATACATATATCTCAAATAATAGTCACCGAGGAATTAACATGCCAGATGCCATAAGTGAGCCGATGGCTTGTTATTGTCTTGGTTTTCTATGGAATCGTGGCAATGAAGTTGGAGATGCGACTGACCCTAATACAGGGAAAAAAATTGAGTTCAAGGCAACATCTCGATTTGATGGTGACTTATCATCATTTGGACCAAAAACACAATTTGACGATCTTGTTTTTTTACGTTTTAAATTGGATGAAAATTTACTTTATATTTATGATTTGAAAATTAATTCTGATGAATTTGGAAACTATCCAGCAAACAGGAACGAAACAATACAGGATCAAAAAAATCAAGGAAGAAGGCCACATGTAAGTTTAAAATCACTATTTGTCGATGCTTACAACTTAGTCCCAGATATAATATTTGATATTAGAAGATGCAGAATTATAGAAGATAACAGATAGCAAACATATAAAAAGAACGAGCGCTGTGTACTTGCACTACGCTCGTTCTTTAGTTTCATTAATTGCATCAACTATACCTTCAGCTATTCGATTAATAACTGAAACACATACTGAATTACCAGCTTGTTTATATAATCTAGCATCACTCATATCAGAGGGCAATAAAAAGCTCTTATCGAATCCCTGTGTATTGAAACACTCGTGAGGTGTCATTTTTCTGATACCATTTTTAGTTTTTATGAGACATACGTTATGTCCACCCTCTCCTTGGTTAGCTGTCAAAGTTGGAACAACTCCACTTTTATTCTTTCTTACATATTTTCTACGCCATTGATATATAGCGTTCGAATCGTCCATTCCTTCAACAAGTTTTTCATAGATATCCCCCTTGTATTTTCCAGGAGTATAATAATACTTATCTTCAATTTTAGTTTCAAAATCTATTATATCTTTTAAATTGGTTTCTAGCTTTATAGGCATAGGAAATTCATAATTTTTATAAGTTTCCCTGTCCCTAAAACCTACAATATAAATTCTTTCTCTATTCTGAGGTATATTGCCATATTCCATAGCATTTAAAACTGAATACTTTATGAAGTATCCTTCCTCTTTCAAAGCGTTAACAATTACAGTAAAAGTGTTTCCATTATCGTGACTAACCAAGTTTTTTACATTTTCTAAAAATACTACAGATGGTTTTTTATCTTTAATTATTCTGAGTAACTCAAAAAATAATGTTCCTCTACCTTTTTCATCCTCAAACCCCTGTCTGTTTCCGGCTACACTAAATGCTTGGCAAGGAAAACCAGCTAACATTACATCAAAATCAGGAATCTCTGATGGCTTAACATCATGTATGTCTCTACAATCAACTTTAATTTTAGAATTAAGTTCATATGTTTTCACAGGATATGGATCGAACTCATTTGCGTAGATAACATCAAAGAAGTTAGTGGCCTCAAAACCTTTATCTATCCCTCCTACACCTGCAAAAAATGATGCACATTTCAT